GCGCTTCAAGCGCCCATAGTTGTTCAGCGGTAAGGCCGACGCGCTCAATTGTTTCTTCTAGTAATGCGATGGCTAGTGGCTCATCGAAAAGGGTTGGTTGGTCTGTCATGGTGTTTCCTTTGGTTAGAGCCATTTGAGTGGCTTGGGGTTACTTTACACAAAAGGCGATAGCAGTGGTGGATATCCCAATGGAAACAAAGATACCCACCACCTAGCCCCGACCACGCTCAAACGAGTCGGGAGTTCTATTTCAACGCTCGAAAGACTTGCTCGAAGTGCTCTGGCGTTTGGTTTGCCAATTCTATGTGGAACCAGTTTGGGTTGCCTTCATAAGAGCCTGCGTTGTCATCAGCGGTGTAAATCTTGACGCCTGATTTGCCTTCACCACGAGAACAGCGGTAGCCAGCACCAAAATCGCCATAGGCGTACCAGTGCATCTCACATAGACCAAGGGCTTTTGAGTTGGCAAGGAACCAGTCCCAGATGGTTCGTGCTTGGGTTTCGTCTTTGTATTTCAAATCAGCTGCGTACCCGGTGGCGTGAACGCTGAGTCCTGCATTATTGCGCATTGGGCGGTTGGCGTAGGTGCCGAGCGAGACAAGACCCCAACGCGATTTTGTTAGTTCAACCAATTTGCTTGTAACGGGTTGCGTGGTTTTGCCATCCCATGCTGGGTAATACGGATAAACCCTATTCGCCATCTGTCTTTTTCTTTTCTTCTGGGTGGCCTTTAAGACCATTAGCAGCTAGTAATCCACCAAGAGCACCACCAAGGGTAAGTGTCAATGGGCTAAGGATTTTCCATGCCTCTGTGTCGTTTGGAGACACTTCGAGCGGTTGAGTAACAAACAGTAGGCCGTAAAGCAAGACAAAGATTGTGCCTGCAAAACTAAGTGAAAGTGTGATGCCGACCATCAGTATGAGTCGGGCTTTGATTTGGTCGCCAGTAAGTCTTGGTCGCATTTTCATCCGCACCTTCCTGTGCCCGGTGTTGTCATTGAGGCTGTTGCTGTTGCTGCTTTGTTTTTTGTGCGTAAACAATTGACACGTTCACGATCTGAGCAAGCGGTGAGCGACCCCAAAAAAACCAATAGAATGAGGCTTTTCCGCATTTATGCGCTGATTTCCATAAGAATGATTGTTGATTGTGCGACGTTTCCAACTTGAACCCCAACGTCTGCTGCTGCAACGTTGTTTGCCAATTGAGTTTTGTATGTGAGTGCGGATGTAGATGCAGGGCTGTCCAGATATTGAGTTGAGCAACTACCGAAACGATTTTGAAGGAGTGTGTTTGTGTATCCAGCAAGGTTTGCAAAAGTTTGAATGGTTGTGGCATCGCGTAACAAACGCAAGTTGAGTGCGTTTTCGGTGTTGCCTGCTGACTTGTAACAAGCCGATTGAGTGACTATGACAAGGATTTTGTTTGTACTTGCCTGTGGAGTAATCGAAGCGGTGAGACCTGTATCTGCATAGGTAGTTGTGCTGTTTGTTACTTGCGTCGAAGTTGATGCAGTCACAACTTGAAGAATACGAAACGCGCCCCTCAGATTGTTCATTTGGTCTGCCGTGAGGATAGCCCCACTGACAAAGGCCGCTGGAAGGTTTGTTGCTGTTGCCATATTTGTCTCCTTTTAGAAGGCTAGAAGGTTCTCATTGAGAGTACCGAAAATAGAGTTGTTGAGGGTTAGATACTGGTTGCCATCTGTACTTTCAAAAGTGTACGAAACGATGTGGCTACCCGGAGTGATGTTATGAGACACACCCGACACAATCAATGTTTGCGTTTCCGTTGATGGTGTGCCAGTCACGAAATTTTTGACCACAGTACAAATGCTGGTGAGATCAAGGCCAAGAATGATGTTTTGGTTGGTAGCAGATAGCGCCGCCATTTGTGTGGATAGTCCCGTGAAGCGCAAAACAGGGTTTTGGTATTTGCCAAGAAGATAGTTGCCAAGGCCAGCAACCTCACTTGTGGTGCTGTTCAGCAAGTCCATGAGGGCATATTGCTGTGCCTGATACAAAGCAATGCTGTTGGCGTTGCTGGCGGTTTGTTTAGCCCCTGCTGGCGATTGGGTCACAATGTAATTGTAAAGAAGCTCATCGCCATACTGGTTAATCAGGGTCTGGTACGGCAGACCTGTGCCGTCAGTGTTGAAGGTTGCCCCAGCGACAGGGTTGAGGACGCTTGACCTGCCCTTAAAAGTAAGGGTGCCATTAGCGCTCATGAACAGATAGCCCTGCTCAGAAGTATTGATTTGTTGTAGATAGTTCAGCACGTTTGTGTCTTGAGCAATCGCGTAAGCGCCAAGCGTCGAAGAACCAGTATCAATGGCTCGACCACCTTGATAGTTAATTTCTGAATAACTAAGAACCGTGTTGATTCGGGTGCCAGAGGCTTCAGCGGAAGGCGTCACAGCGTTAAGGGCTTGGTTGGCAAGCACTGTGAACTGGTCAGCACATGAGGCATACATCATGTCTTGATTGCTTATGTCGTAGTCAAGGTTCCAGTCAGTAACAAGACCCGTATAAATGGGGACACCATTGGCAAGTACCTGAACTGGGCATCGAGGCAATACAAACGGATAGTAAGGACTTGACGTATTGGTCGGGTTCAGTATTTGGGTTTTGTTGTTGAACGCGATGGTGGCAGTCCCGGCATTGAACTGATCTAGTTGGCGCGAACGCCCACGGGTGATATTGACCGATTCAACAATGCTGGTCAGGTCAACCATGGTGACACCACCCAGCGTTCCCCTTCCAGTGGTATTCAGAACGCCGTAGAAGGCATCATTCAGAAGGAATGGGGTACCAAAGCCAGTTGTGCTTTGAAAGCCCACCAGCACCTGCATAGTCGGGACGCTCATGCAGCTGCAAACACCTGACCGCTACGACGCTGTGCGCGTTGGATGGCTTCAATAATTTCCTGACCGATTTGGTCGGGCGTAGAAATAAGACCAGCGTTTATGGTGATGTTCATGCCACCACCCATGCCAGCGTTGGGGCCACTCAAAGGAATTACTGCCTCGGGGCCTTTTTCGCCAATCATTGCCAAAGTGGGACTTGTCACAATTCCACCTGCTGCAAGCATTGGAATGTTGGGCATATCAAAACCCTTGCCTCCAAGACCCGGAACCCATTTGGGAATCTCAAAAGAAATCTTGCCAACGGTGTTGTTCCAGATACTTGCAATGCCGTTGAACACTGTTTTGAACACGGTGAGCATCAGTTTGATTGAAGGAATTGTTACTTCGGTAATCCAATACTCAATGGCACCGAATACGTCATCCACAACGGTCTTGAAGGGGCTGAACTTCTTGTATGCAACAATGAGCAAAGCACCCAACCCGACGACTGCTATTGCAATCATGCTGAACGGGTTGAGAGCCATAGCGATGTTGACGGCAACAATGGCGGCAGCGATAGTGGCAATGGCAGCACCAATGGCCAGAATTATTTGAGGGTGTTCTTGCGCCCAGTTGCCAAACGAAGTCAACACTGGAAGGACGGCTTCAACGGCTGGGAGAAGAGCAGCGCCGATTGATTCTTTAGTTTCAGAAAGGGCAACACCAAGACGTTTGAACTGACCTTGGGCAGTATCGGCAGCAGTGCTTGCCTGATCCATAAAGGTGCCAGATAGTGCAGCCATTACTTCATCTGCTGATGCGCCATCCTTAACCATCTGGCGTAACTCTGGGGACAATTTGCTGAGAGCAGTAAAAGAACCAGTGCTTGCCTTTGCCAATGCCTCGGTAACTGTGCTTAGGTCTTTGCCTGTTCCTGCACTTACGTCCATAGCAAGAGAAGCAAGTTCCTGTGCTTTAGTAACGTCATGGGTCTGGGTGACCAAACGAGCCAAAGTCGGCCTCAACTCGTCGTCCGAAATTCCTAGCAATTTGCCTTGGGAACTAATCCAACTTTCAGTGGCAGCAATTTGAGCATCGGTAGCACCAGTGGTGTTTCGCAAAGTAAGGGCAAGTTTCTGTTGTGCAGCATCATCCTCAATAGCGCCCTTGGTGGCATCAAACAAGGCAACACCCAAAGCAGCAAGTCCAGCAGCTGCAGGAACAGCCGCTTTCTTAATCGCAAACTGAGCCTTCTGTCCGTTGGTTTCCAACTGTTTGAACTGGGCAATGGCTTTGTTTATTCCACCACCATCAAACTCGGTAATGATTGGGATTGTAATTGACATCAGATTCTCCCGTTGTTGCCAGTCAACTTCATGACTTTATTCACCAAGTCACGGACTTGATTATTGACTTCAGAATCTTGGGCTTCGTAAGCGCGCCAAATAATGCGAGAAGGTGAGCCATATCGGGCTTGCAAGGATTGAGACAAAGTACCTTTTCGAGCCATGTCAAACAGGGTAGCCTGAGGCCCACCCCACCTGATGCCAAAGACAGCAAGGTTTTGTCTGAAACCCCCCGGTGCATCACGAATTTTTTTGCCACTTGTAAAGGCTTTGATGTTCTTTGCAACTTTGTCTGGTTGCCAGTGCATTAGTTCTGCGCCACTGTTGCCAGTCCACGATCTAGCCATACCTGACAATGGTGCTTTGTCAGGCAAGCGACGTTTTGCTTCTTCGAGCACTGGGTCAACGATTTGTTTGAACTCTGTGGTGATAGAGCGACGGAGTTTCTTGTCAATCTTGTTGAGTTGCGCAAGAGCGTCCTTCAAACCAACTGCTTCAATTGGCGCAATTTCAACGGCCATCTCTGCGCCTTGATTTATTTATGACGTCTATGACTGTGTTCATGTCTTGCGTTTCAAAGGGTATTTGTGGAGGCCACCACCCAGTCTCAACTAGCAGTTCTGCTAGAGATCGTGAGTAGGTGCCTCGACGGTGGGGTTTGTTGGTTCGTCCGATACAACTTCAATTGCAACCAGTTTTCTGACATAGTCATCAAACACTGCTGGTGTTGGAATCCCACTGATTTTGCATGACTCGAAGGCCATGAACGCCAAGTCCTCAAGTCCTACGCCAGTGGCAAGGTTTGAGGCTTTTTGTTTGAACTTTCGTTCCCAAGCAATTATGACGTAGAGGTTTGTTTTGACCTCATAGGTTGTTTGGTCTGTTGTTACTTTGAGCGTGAGTTGCATGATGTTATTTCTTGTTTATGGTGTGACGTCGCGTACCCATGTGCCACCAGTGAAGGATGCTTCTAGGGTTGCTAGTTCACCAACTGTTGAGTTGATTGGGGTGAAGTTGGCGAGCATACAGTTCGTAAGGACATACTCAGGGTTTGTTGCTGTCTCTGATGTGCCTGATGGCGAAATTGTCAAGATTGTTGTGCCTGTGCCTACGCATGAAGCCATGATTGCTTCGACTTCGGCAGCGCCATAAGACAAGAAGAAAGTGATTGACACGTCAACTGTCTGGAGGCCACCAGTGAAACGATGCCCGGTATCACCGAATGCGGTGCTTTCAAGTGAGTCAACTCCAACTGTAATCATGCAAGCGTTGGCTTGGTCTGACAAGTCGGTGGTCGTTGCACCTTGGGTGATGTTGATAGTTGCGTTGGATAGGAATGTGGTGGTTGCCATAGGTGGCTCCTTTTTCTAGTTGCGCCGTACTGCTACGGCAACGGTCATGTCATAGCAGGGAAGCATCTGTTCGCCGTATGAAGCGAGAGATGGCCTTCCATCCACTATGGCGATGGGTGAGTTCATAATTGTGTCAACAGTGGTCATCAGGTAATCGCCCGAGTCTTGATTGCCCGGAGGCCCAGCAAGAACACGAATGACTAGCCGAATGTCGCCCACGTTGTATGTGAAGGCATCGAGCGTTGGCAATTCAATCATCACTGACAGTGGTCGTGCGTTGCGTGGGTCTGTCACTGGTTTAAGGCCCAGCGCGGTGAGCGCGATCTTAGTTGCGTTAACTGCTTCATACAGAATGCCTGTTGCAGCCATTAGGCGACCTGTGGCCTTCCGCAACCAAGCAGCTGCATGATCTGACCGAGGGACATGGTGGGGGCACCCATGCCCATTGAGTCAAATGAGGCGTAGCCGTCAACAGCGCCACGAGAGCGATATTGGGTGGCTGCATACATAATTGTGCCTAGTTTGGCTGCGCCGTCAGGAGCCGTTGTAAGGCTGTCTGTGTAGCCAGCCTCTCTACGCTTGCGGAATGCCCAAGAGTTAGCCGCTGAGACGCATACAGCGATGAATGCGGTGTCATTAGCGGTAGCGACCTCGATGCCTAACCAACTGGTGACGTCGGCTGAGGTAATCCACGAGCAAGTAGGGGTGAAAGTGACAGTGCCTGTAGCAACGGAACGGTCAAAGTCTGTTCCTGCGTTGACGTAGATGAACTGGTTTTCCATGATGACGTCATAGTCAAAGAGCAGGTCGCCCTCATCAGAAACGCCCATGAACAAGTAAGGCTCGGTAGAGATGACGGTGTGCGTCCCACTGAATCCGTGGTCGGCTCCTGCCACCACTACCGAATCTTGACTTTGAATGTCTGTGTCAACAAAAGTCTGCAACACGGCATAGTTCTCTAACCGCGTATGGAAAGCGAGATTAAAGGTGGCCATGAGTGTTGCAGTCTTTCTAGATCGTCTTTATCAGACGAAAGCAGCCTTGACGAACTTGGTTGGGTCAATCATGAGTGTTGCAAGGTAACCGCGGAATGCGATTGTGCGGCTCATTGTTGACGGTACGTCAATGCTGAGTGCGCCCTTCTGCTGCTCAAAGATTTCGTAACCAGTTGGGTCACCAACGATGACTGTGCTAGCTGCGAAGTTACGGTCAACAACAACGCGAAGCCCGAAAGCCATCATGTCTGTTGAGTTTGCGTTGGCTCCACCAAATGCGTTCATTGGGCCCACGTTCGGGAACAACGGACGGTCTGCTGTGTCGCTGAGTGATGCAAGGCTTCCCCATACGTTTGGTGCAAGGAAAAGGTGCGTTGGCAAGTTGCCATTGCTTGACGAGAGGATTGTCTGCGCTGCGCCGTAAATCCATTCAACCCAATATGCAGGGTCTGCGCCTGAAGCGCTGGCGAAGTTACGAGTTACAGATGCACCTGAAGCCAAGTTGTCGGCTGCCACGTTGTCTGTGGTGTTTGCGTAAATACGAGCCATGTCATCAAGAACAAGTCCGATGATTTCAGGCTGTGACCAGTCAATTGACTGCTCTGACAAAGTGACATAACCGCCGTAGGCAGCCTTTGTTACTTGGTTGTCAGTGATCACAAATGTGCCTTCTTGAAGGGCAGCGTTTTCAGCAGATTGAACAGCCATTGAAGTGTGCGTTGTTACTTCAGGACGGATAAATACTTTGCCGCCTTGAGGCATTGCCTTTGCACCGATTGCGTCGATAACTGGGCGACGGCCAATGAAGTTGTTGTACACGGGCTGAACGATTGGCAGTGGAAGAACACCGGGGATGTCAGCGGTTGCCACGTTTGGTGCAGCTGCGCGGATGCCTTCGTGCATTTCGCGCCACTTGTCTCCACCAACAAAAGCGGCTGAAATGTATTCGGCTGCTGATGGCATGATGAACTCGCGCTTTGCGGTTGCGTAGATTGGGGTTGTTGGGATGATTGAAGCCTCGACCTCAACCACTGGGTTTTCTTGTGTTGCCACTTCTGGTTCCTCCTCGGAATCTGTTGGGGTGGGTTCGGTTGCATCTTCAGGTTCCGATG